CGCAGCACTCGGGCTATTTCGTGGGGAGCTGCCGGCCGACGGCGGTTCGCCGATTCAAAAGATCCAGGTGATATCGGTAACGACAGGCGGCCGCCAGGCGGGTGTCCCGTTTATGCAGCACTACGGTTTCGCCAGCCGTCCGCATGCTGGGTGTGATTATGCCCTTCTGGCGCTGGGTGGTGATCCGACCAAAAGCGTGATCATCGCATCGAATGATCAGCGGTATCAGTTCCCTTTGGCTGAGGGTGAAGCGGCCTTTTTCGATGATCTGGTTCAATCAGTTCACCTCACCCGCACGGGAATCGTCTGGACGGACCAATTTCAGAACACGATCACGAGCGGAGCAGAGGGCTTTGTCATGGCCGACAAGTTCGGCAACCAGATCGTGACAGGCGCAACTGGCATTCTGCTTAAATCCTGCACGGGCGTGGTTACGGTCGACAACGAGATCGCCGGCACGGAAGAAAGCGGCCTTGGGGCTTCCTTCACTGGAACCGTAAAGACCACTGGCGACGTCATAGCTGGTGCCGGCGGTGCCGATCAGATTAGCCTTCTCGATCACACGCACAAATATCTGCCGGGGTCTGGCTCAGTGACCGATACCGCTGCGCCGACAGCAGGCACCTGAATGGCCGATATCGCACTGAAGTGGAATCCAGCTACCGGCTATGCCGATTGGTCGGTGGGCAATGGCGACCTGGTCTCGGGCAACACTCTCGAGACGGCGGTGATCCGGAGCTTGTTCACCGATAAGCGCTTGCCGACAGGAAGCGCGCCAACCGACGGAACGGGTGATCCGCGCGGATGGTGGGGCGACACCTATAACGGTTATCAAATCGGGTCGCTTCTATGGACGCTCGAGCGGTCAAAGAAAACGAGCAGCACCTCTCTTCTTCGCACGGCTGAGAAATATGCGGCTGATGCCCTGCAATGGCTGATCGACGCCGGCGTTGTCGCGACGGTCACGGTCACGGCTACCTGGGCCAATGCGACGAACATCGTCCTTTCGGCTGTGCTGCTTGAGCCCAACTCGACTACCCCGCAGCGCTTCGCCTTTTCGTGGGCATGGAACGGAGGTTAGCTTCTAGATGCCGTTTTCACGCCCCACCCTGGTGCAGCTTATATCTCAGGCACAACAGGATATCATAGCCGGTCAGATCATCGACCAATCAACTGGGCAGATCCTTCAGGGGCTGCTCGCCCAGGCTAATCTTCTTGATGTAGCGACCATGGAGGCGGGTCTCGTCAATCTGCTTTACGACTTTGTGGATTGGCTGTCCGAAATGGCGGTCCCGTGGACGGCGGGAGACGAATTCCTTGAGGGTTGGGCCGCTCTGAAGGCTGTAACGCGAAAGGCCGCGTCCGCGTCGACCGGGACATTCGTCATAGCCTCCGACGCTACGAACGGCGCTGAACTTCCGTCCGGCGCGATCATCACCCGCAGCGACGGGATAGAGTTCGCAACCACTGCATCCGCGACGGTCTCAGGTGGAGCTTTGTCAGCGCCTATCCGGGCAACGACAGTCGGATCTGTGACGACCCTGGTCACCGGCACGCCGCTGACGATCGCAGCACCGGTGGGCGGCATTCCCATCAACGGCACCGCGACTGCCGGGACAGCTGGCGCTGATGCGGAACTGGATGACGCTCTGCGCACGCGCATGCTGGCTGCCTTCGCCGCACCTGCGCAGGGCGGCGACCGCGCGGACTATGTCGAGTGGGCAACAGCCGTGACGGGCGTCACCCGCGCCTGGGTGGCGCCAAATGGCGCTGGGTCTGGCACGGTCGTCCTCTATACGATGTGGGATGATGCCGAGGCCGCCAATGGTGGCTTTCCGCAAGGTTCGAATGGCGTCTCGCAGTATGACGCCGGACCCGGCGGCACACCGCGGGATACCGTCGCGACGGGCGATCAGCTCACGGTGGCTGATGCCATCGTGGCCCAGCAGCCGGCAACGGCACTTGTTTATAGCTGCGCCCCAACGAAAGCTCCGCAGAACTTCGCCATCGGTGGCCTCGGCGCGAACAACACAGCCGCAATTCAGGCGGCCATCACCGCTGCTCTGCAAGACATGTTCCTGCGCCTAGGCAACGTCGGTGGCACGTCGAACCCCGCGACGGGAGAGGCTTGGGCGCCGATTGATCCATCCGATTGGTACGCTGCGATCAGCTCAGTGACGGGCATTGGCCGCTTCACGGTAACTGAGCCCACCGCCCCCATAACACCAGGCACAGGTCAGCTCCCGACGCTCTCTGTCCCGCCGACCTTCTCGAGCTGAGATATGCCCGTTCCGGCTTGGACTGTTGCGGATCACCTCTCGGCCGCACAAATGCTATTGCCTCGAGGTCGCGCTTGGCCGCGCGATCCGAGCTCGGTGCAAACCCAGACTCTGCAGACCTTGGTCGCGACCTTCCAGCGCCTGACGGCCCGCGGAGCCTATCTTCTTACCGACGCCTTCCCGCCCACCGCAGACGAACTGCTGCCTGAGTGGGAAGCGTCCCTCGGCCTCCCCGACCCGTGCGCCGGGGAGTCTCCGACGATCGCGCTGCGCCAGGCGCAGGTGACCGCTCGGATCTCGGCCGGCGGTGGTCAGAGCATCGCCTACTTCGTGAACTTCGCGAAGACGCTGGGCTATGACATCACGATCGAGCAATTCTCGCCGTTTCGTGTCGGCGTCAGCACGGTTGGAAGCCCGCTGTATGGCGACGCATGGGCCTTCGCCTGGCAAGTCAACGCACCGCAATTCTCGATCTCCTATTTTTCGACCGGCATCAGCGCGGTTGGCGAACCTCTCGCGACCTGGGGCAACACCGTTCTTCAATGCGAGCTTCGGCGGCTCGCCCCGGCCCATACCACAGTCATCTTCAACTATAGCTAGGCGGTCCAATGTATCGCATTGACAACTCGACGGCAGCGACCACGCTACCGACGCCGGGTCCTGTTGGCCCGAATCCAAACGGCTTCTTCACGGTCGGTGATCCAGCCAGTGGAATTCCCGCAACCGTCGTCGATGGCGACTGGATGAATGCCGTTCAGGAGGAACTCGCGAATGCCATCACGAGCGATGGCACGGCCCTGAGCAAGACCGATCGAACTCAGCTCGCGGCCAAACTAAAGGGCCGTCAACTTGCGGTCCCGTCGGCGAAGACTTCATCCGGCTCCTACACGGCCCCAGCGGGCACCAACTGGGTCCGCTTTCTCGTCATTGGAGCGGGCGGCGGTGGAGCGGGATGCGCGGGCGTCTCTGGCGGAAATGTGCAGGCAGGCGCTCCAGGAAGCGCTGGCTCCTGGTTTGAAATATGGGTCCCGTGGACCGGCACAGCGATCCCATACACCGTTGGTGCGGCTCCGGTTAATGCAATCGGCGGTCCTGGCAACAGTGGTGGAAATTCTGTCGTTGCGGGTGTCACCGCCTACGGCGGCCCAGGCGGCAATTTGAATACAGCGGGTGCCGCTCCTACCGGAGCTGGCGGCAACCTCGCCCTGCTTCCTACAGGGACTCCAACTGGAGGCGCAGTCGTCGTCGCACAAGGTCAAGGCGCTGCGGGCGGGCTATCTCTCGCCCTTGGCTCCACAACCGGTTTCGCGGGTCCGGGTGGCGTATCGATCCTCGGCGGCGGGTCGTCCTGGAATCTACCCAATGCGACCGGAACCTCCGGCTCCACATACGGTTCTGGCGGTGGCGGCACCATGAATGCCGGGTTTTCCACCGCGCTGACCGGTGGTCTCGGCATACAGGGCGTCGTCATCATCACCCCGTTCTCCTGAGGCAGCCATGACCGTCCAACCATATGCAGTCATCGCCACTGTCGCACAGCAGGTTATGATCCTGAACCCTGCGAACGGCGAGCCAGTAGAAACCACCGTCCAGCCTGGCTACGTGATCAATTGCGTCATGTGGGACGGTGGCCCTGAATGGTCACCACCTGCGGGCACAGAAGCGCGGGCCGATCCGACCGGAACGCTGCAGATCGGTCAGACCGCCACAGTCTAACCGCCACCTGGCCGCTGCCAATCCCCGCCCCGCGGAGACGCCATGACAATCCCCGTTCCCTCGGCCGTCCGCACCGTGCGGATCTACAGCGGCGCGCAGATGCTGGCGACGCGCGGCATCTCACCGGCCGTCCCGTATCGCTGGCCCCCCAAGCACCCGTTGGACACCGACTGGTGGTGGGTGGATGCCACGGGATATTGCTCCGATGCCAGCACGACCATCCTGCAGATTGGGGCCTCGATCGTCTCGGGCGATGCGTCCCTGTCCATCGCGGCGACCTACCAGACGGCTGACGGTCTCTATGCCGGCATCCAGTTAGCGGGCGGCACCGCGACGACTTCCTATACCGTCCGCGTGAAAATCACGTTCGCAAGCGGCGCGATGGAGTCCTGGGACATCTCGATCCCGATGCAGAACGTCCCTGCCCCACCGACGCCGAACCCCAGCCTCGTGACCAACAACCACGACATCGTGCTGCTTGGCGGAATCCCATTCCCGACTGGAGCCTGATCGCATGAGCGGATCGCAGACTTATTCCGAGATGATCAATCAGCCGGCGGCAAGTGATGCCGAGGTCGCGGCCGGAACCTATCCGCTCTTGGTCCCTGGCGCGGGCAGTGCACCAGCCACCACGAAGCTCGCGACCGCAGCCCAAATCGCCGCCCTCTTCTCCAAGGGCCTGATCTACGGCGTGCAGACGACGCAGAACGCAGTCCCGATCTCCATTCCCGACATGCCGACGCTGCCCATGGCGGGTGGCGTCATCACCATGCAGGGGCAGCTCACTGCCTATGACACGGTAACTGGAGACACCGCCGTCTGGAACGTGGCGTTCGTCGTCTCGCGCGTGCCGAACGCAACGCTTTGCCAGACGCAGGGCGACGTGACGCCAGGCCCGTTTGAGTCGACCGGGACCATGGCGACGCTTGCCTCCACGTCGCCTCCGCAGCTCAGCGCGAACTCAGCCGGATCGATCATCCTGCTGACCGGAATCGCGGACAACCCCGTGCTGTTCGGCTACCTGCTGACCTATTCCGAGACCTCGATCTCCTAAATCAGGACGCCGCCCATGAAACTCGCCCTCTTCGGCGCTCTGGCTTCCGAACTCGCTCATCGCTCTTGAGGGACGATCTGGCGCTTGCTCTCGTTATGGCCGCGTAGCATGCTGAGATTGGTGGATAAAATATGGTAGACTGCACATGACCGCAACGACGAAGCTCAACCCGAATACGCTGTATCAGGCTGGCACTG